CTTCTCTGTTCTTCTGAGCGTGCCCCAACTTTAATTTCCCCTTCGTCACGAACTTCCAGATCTACTCAAATCAGTTCTCCGGAGCGTGCCCCAACTTTGATTTCCCCAACGTCACGAACTTCCTGATCTTCTCAAATCAGTTCTCCGGAGCGTGCCCCAACTTTAATTTCCCCAACGTCACGACCTTCCGGATCTTCTCAAATCAGTTCTCCGGAGCGTGCCCCAACTTTGATTTCCCCAACGTCACGAACTTCCTGATCTACTCAAATCAGTTCTCCGGAGCGTGCCCCAACTTTAATTTCCCCAACGTCACGACCTTCCAGATCTACTCAAATCAGTTCAGTTCTATAGCGGCTGGTGCAATAGGATTTATCTCGGGGACTAGCAATCTCAAAGGGATCCTAATGTATTCTAATGTACTGCCACAAGCAGACGTTGACCGTGTACTCTCGGCATATCATTCGGGCCGGGCCTATTACGCAGGGCTGACAGGTGACTTATCGATGAGTTTAGCTGGCGGGAACGCGGCGCCCTCTGCAACCGGGCTAACTCATCGGCAAGAGATTATAAATGCTTTTACAGCGGCAGGAAGGACGGCGACAATTGGTGTAAGCTGAGCGCCTTGATCAGATCCGCCTTCGACAGCAACCAATAGCTGGGGATCCTCTGCTCGGCGGCAAGCGCCTTGAGTTCGCGAGTCGTGCGCAAAGCCAAGTCCGGCCTTGCAGCCAGAGACTCGATCCCGTCTGCCGCCTGCCGATAACGCTGCGCCAAAGCTCGCGCCAGCTCCAGCCTGAGCTGCTGCCGCTGCTCGCCATCAAGCTGCACTCGCTCCAACGCCAAGTCGATCGCCGCCAATATGTCTTGCTCGTCTAGCATGCTCATTCAGATCGCGATCTGCCAAAAAATTAGGCGGCTCTAATGGCCGCCAGGTAGTTTGTATCATAAACGCGCTTGCGCTTGTCTGAGGGTCTTCCAGATGCCTTCTAGAGGTTAGACCTCAGGAAGCCCGCTGCGCAATGCTTCTCGCAGGATAGCGATTTCGCGCGCGGTGATTTTGCCGTCTGAGATTGCTCGCACAAATTCTCGGGCGACATTGCCGGGTCGGGTCGGCAAGAAACGGGCGACGCAGAAGGAGACGATGGCGGCGACTCCGGCGTCGCCAAACAGATCAAAAAATCGTTGTAAAAAGGCGTCTGCCATGGCAGGGTTCCGTAATCAGTAGTTCAATTGTACTAAGAACCGAGGGCTAAACTATGGAACTACTAATGCGAAGAGATACGTTTTTTAAATCGCAGCCGCTACAGGCGAACGAACTAGCCGAAACCGATCGCCTGCTTGTCGAGCAGGGCCGCCGCTTCGAGATCGAGCATTGGGAGCAGGCGGAGGATCAACACCTGAAGGTGAGGGGCAATATCAACGGCTGGCTGGATGATTGGTTTGTGTTTGAGCCGCATGTGCAGGTGATCGAGAAACCAACCCGATTGACAACCTTGCAGCCGACCGTCTTTAAGGCGAGACCTCTGCAAGCCGGGCAGCTCGAAGAAGCCGAGCGCTGGAATGTTGCGGCGGGGCAGCAGTATGCGGTTGCAGCGCACTTGCCGTCGGCGAACAGTCACTTGCTGGTGCAGTTTACAGAGCCGGTTGGTGCAGCCCCAATTGGGCCGCGCGAGAGCTGGCATGTCTTTGCGCCGCATGTGCGGATCGAGGGTGAGCTGGTCAACCTGATGGCCGCAAACGACACGATTATCAAAGCCAGGCCAGAGATGAGCAGCCGGCTAGCGGCCCATGAAACGATTGTGCTGCGTAAGGGTACGGCGCTAGCGCTAGAGGCTTTTGAAGAGGCGTCTAACGGGCATTTAAAGCTGGTTTTTGCCAACCCGATCCAAGGGCGGCAGCACTGGTATGCCTGGAAGCCGGACGTGAGTTTGCTCGGCAATGAACCCGACAACCAGCCCAAAAAGGAGGTGCCGCCACCGCAGCCTAAGGGGCCGAGCATTCAGCTGCCGGGCTATAGCAGCCTATTCTATCTGCGGGAATCGATTCTGCCGGGCGGGCATTTTACCTGGGGCGAGGCGACTAAAAACGGCTCTCGCCTGCCGACCAACCGGGCAGCGGCCGAGGGCATTCTGCGAATCGCCCAGGCGATGGAGCAGGTGCGAGAACGACTGGGCGGGCGAGCCATCACGGTTACCAGCTGGTATCGTGATCCGGCTACGAATCGGCGCGTCGGCGGCGCTAGCCGTTCTCGGCATCTAGTCGGTGATGCTGTCGACTTTGTTGTCCCCGGCATTCATCCCTATGATGTCTATGACCGGCTGGACAGCTGGTGGGGGCGGCGAGGCGGTCTAGCCAGCGCGACGGTATTCACCCATATCGACACCCGTGGTTACTATGCGAGGTGGAGCTATGGTTTCTAGGTGGCTGCGGTGCGTTCAGGGGATCTTAGCCGATTGGGCCGAGGCTATCGGGTGGCAGTTCAGCGCTTGGCTGTGCAAGGCGGGTGCCGAGAAGGCATGGCGACGACGGCTGTTGCTTGGGCGGCGAGCCGCTAGCCGTCCCAAGCGCCGACTAAGTAATCTTCGATCTCAGTCGTCGCTGCCTCAACAAAGGCCGGATCGTCGCCGAGGTTAAGATAGGGGCGAGGCGGCAGGGTAATGGTATACGCGCCGGCAACGCCCTGCCGCTCAATATCGCCACCAAATTGGTGGATGCGCCCATAGACCAGGTTGGTGCCGACAACCACCTCTTCTCGGCTGGCGGCATAGGTAATGGATTTGAACAATACGCCTCGCTTTTGCAGGATCGCCGTCCTAAAGCCCTTCTTACGCTTGTACTCAAGGTAAGGGGGGCTTAACTCTTGCCAGGGGGTTCCGTCAGGCTCGCGCTGCTCGTCAAAGTAGCCGCGCACTGTCAGCAGGGCTAGCTCGCCCAGACTGGCGAAGAGGGGGCGAGTGTTCAGGACGGCGCGAAACAGTCGGTCCAGTGCCTGCTCCAGCTCAGCTGAGTCGATGTCGATGCGAACCCGGGTCATGTCAACGTCCCCGGAGGGATCCCGGCATCGTAGCTTGGCGCCTCGCCAAGGCGCTCGATCAAGCCAGGGTTGAATGACTTGTGCAGCGCTGCGTCCAAGTCTAGCGGCGTTGACGCGGAGGGGTCGAAGGCGTGACCGAACGCACCATAGGCACCGGACAGGCGATTGCGCACGCCGCGAATATCGTCCGGTTCGCCCTGGTAGGTAATCGGCTGGTGGTCGTGCTCATTGTCGGCCTCAATTGTGAGCACGACGTCGTATAGGTTGACTAGATACTGATAAGTGACCACGGTTAACCTCCAAGGAAGCCCAAAATCAAATCAAAATGCTGGCGATCGGCCTGGAATAGCCGGCGCATTAGATCGGGACGAACAAAGTGCTCCAACCCCATGCTAATCACTTCAGTTGAGCCGTTGGCATAGTATTTGCCAACATAAGGATCAACAAAATCATCAGGGTAGGCCGTCTCGCCGGCGTCGTAACCAGCACCTGGCGCTAGGACGCTCAGCGGTTGAGGCTGATTGCTGGTCGCTTTGCTGAGTATCCAAGCTCGCGCGGCGGCCTGGTAGGTGGTATCGCTGAATTCGACATGATGGCCAAACTCATGCCAGAGCGTTTTGATGTGGTAAGCCAGATCGCTATGTATGCCGACATTAATGCGACCGGCCAGCTCTCCCGGCTCGTAGGATGCCGGAGTCCCCGGCCGTGCTGCATAGGCGCGGTCTCGGGAGTAAACCAGCTTGCTCAGCGTGGTTACACGATTGCCGCTGATGGAATACAACTCCTGCAGCGCAGCGCGATAATCCGGCTCGGCGAAGGGCAGATTTGAGCCGAGCTGCACCGCTGCCGCGTTCACTTGCGCGGCGGACTGGTCCGCGCGGCTGATTACGGCCTGGCGAAGCCGCCCAAAGGCGCCATCCAACCGTTGCTCGCGTTCAGCCAGAGCGGCCGCCAGCTGTTCTCGCTGCGACTGTAGTGCCTTGATCTGGCGGCGCAGCTCTCGGTTGTTGTTGCCTTCACCCAGTTGCCGGAACCATTCGTCGTCTAGATCTCTGATCTCAGCGTCCAGCTCCCGAAGTCGCTGAGCATCGCCAGGGGACTGCGCAATCAAGCTATCAATCTCTGCAAGCTCTGCTGCATACTGATTGCGGCCACGCTCGGCAAACTCTTGCCAGGTTTGCGGCGGCGGGGCAGGGGGAGCAGGCGCTGGGGTTGCGATTGGCGGCGGCGGGATATTTGCGAGAAACTGCTCAAGCTGCTGCCGCAGGTCGGGGTCTAATTTTTCCAGCGTTTGCCGCAGCACCTCTTCTCGGCGGTTCTCGCGGGCGACGCGTCCAGGTGCATAGTCGAAGCCGCGATCCGGCGAATTGCGCACCCGTCGCACCTGGCCATTGCTGGGATCCACGACCTCGATCTCGGAGCCTACGCCGGGTGGTTCCTCTACTTGCAGGCCCAGCCGATCGAGATCGCGCTGAGACAGTGCAAAGGTCGAGCAGCTGCAGCCGAATCCATTTGGCGGCAACCATTGATTCCAGAACGGACTATCCGCAGGGTAGACCTTGCCGTCGTGGGCGAGATGGCTGAGCCGAGGCTCGCGACTGCCGCCGTGGCGATACTGCCAATAGGGCTTCAGCCGCAGCAGGTCTGGGTCAGTCATTTGCTCGTACCGGCCGGCGGCATAGCTCTGATAGATGTTTTGCCTATAAATCAATTGCGCCCGCCATTCGCGCCCACCGCGATGGTCCCAACCGTAGCGGTCTACGATGGCGCTGAAATCTTTCTTGAAGGTCTCGAAGCTGACGCCTTCGGCAATTGCCCGATCTGTGGCCGTGCGAATATCTTGCAGCAGCCCAGCGCTGGTCGCACCGGCCGTTGTAAACGCGATATCATGGGCCTCGCCTAAGAGGTCGTCCCAGCGCTCAGTGGTGATATTGATCTTGCTCCGAAAGAAGGCAATCGCCTCCGCAAACGGCAGTGCTTCTCCTTCAACTGTCGGCATTTTCGCTGCCCTCGTATTGGATTTCGGAGGCGCCCCCCAGGTAAGTCGCCATTAAACCGTCGTTAAACAGCCTGGCAAACTCGGCCTTGTCTAGCTCGGGGTAGAGGTCGGCCAGCCTTGCTAAGAAGTCTTCATAGCTGCTAGAGCTTTCCAGTAGCGATTGGATCTGATCAACCCAGCCAGCGACGATTGGTCCAACCTGCTGAGCCATACGCCCCACACTACGCCTGGCATACTCGGTCGGCGGTAGCACGGCATTGTCAGGGGCAGCAAATTCAGCCGGTTCGATTGGCGGCAGCGGATCACTCAGGGTCGGGGCTGTGAACCCTGAAATGGGTGACAGCAGCGCCCGAGCACGCTCTTCTGAGACCGTTGGCAGTGCGATCTGAATCAACTGCACCGCCGATTCCATTGGCAACTGCCCAGCAACAGCAGTTTGCATGAGTTGTAATAAGGCCGCTAACTGAGCCCCGTTTAGGCTTGCGTCCTGTACGTCCACACCTGGGAGCAATCCAGAGGGCTCCAGGCCGCCAGGGTCGCCTTGCTGCCCTTCTGAGGCACCGGGCTGATCGATAAAGCCATCGCCGTAGGTATTTAGCACATACTCCGGCGTGGGGCGATACCCCCAGCCGACGATAATGTTATCGCGTTCGGCCTGGAGCTTGAGGTCGGGCTCGTCGTCCAGGCGGCGCCAGATCCTGGGGGCTGCTGCTCCAGGGAAATTCCACTCCGTCAGCCACCGCACCCAAGTCAGGTTGGCGCTGCCGTTGACCAGGTCGCTGTCGGACTTGATCAGCTCTGCGCGGACGTCAAACTGAATCTCTGCTTTGTACTGCCCGCCAACAGCTTCAGATGTCATCACCTGGCCCAGGATCGCCTTGGCGATCGCCCTGTCCCAGTACGCCGCGAACTGCTCATAGGTATCGGCGCGCTGGACGGCCTCCAGTAGATCTAGCTGCATGCCGTCAGGTATGGCCACGGCGGCGCCTTGCTGGACTGCGTCTGCTGCCTGCAGTAGGGTGGCGATCTCAGATGGCGATGCGCTGGGGCCGTGTTTGCCCATCGTCCTGGGTTTGGATGCTGTCTCTAGGTAGATGGACCAAAACTTAAGACCGTTGCGCTTAAACCAGACCGGCCAGTAAACAATCGGTGCCAGGCCGTTACCGGCATAGGGATCGTCGTCATCGACACCACCGCACTTAAAAATCCAAAATTTACGCGGATACTCGCGCTCGATTTCGATGCCGTAGGGATCTGTAAAGGTCATTAGCCGAGCCCGGCCGTCTACGTCGAACCGAAACCGGCGTTGTTTGCGCACCTTGATCTGCTCGGGGTAAGTAAAGCGCCCATCCCTCGCCCACATAAACTCGGCCACCGCAAAGCCCCAGAACCGTCCATAGAGCATCTTGTCGGTCAGGGCGTCAAAGCCGACCAGGCTTGGTTGCTCCAGCTGCTGCGGGCTAGGCTCGCTCAAGCTCGGCTCTGCGATAATTTCGCTGATAAAGTCAGCGGCAGCGCGATCGATTCGGCGATCGCCGCCGGCCACGACCTCATACTCTCGACTGACGACGGCCAGCCTTCGCTGCTGAAAGGTGCTGAATACTTGATCGTCCCTGAGCAGTGCTTCGTAAATGCTCCAGTCCCAATTGGCATCACGCAGGTTTAGATCGTCTGGGTAGTCTAGCTCGGCGATCCAGGGTTTGGTGATGTCGCGCTGGCGCGTGGCAATCTCGGGCAGCCGGCTGTATTGCGCTGGGGTGAGCTTAGCAAGGGGGCGTCTTTCGGAGCTATACATAGCGGCGTCTCACGGCGTAGGAATTTTTGGGGGCAACTGCGGCAGGCGTCGTCCATGCGTCGCCGCTGAGGGGTCGCGCGGCGGCCTGATAGGTGATTGGCGCGCCTTCGTTTAGGCTGGCATACCACATTAAAACGCATGCTATGGCGGCATCGCCGTGCCGTTGTTTTTTGTCGGCGCCTTTATTCTTGCCATCTGGTACTACGGGGATGCCTTTGTCGATAACGACGACTGCGTGGTCATCCTTCCAGTCGGACGAGGGCGGCAACTGCAGTCGGCCATCTTCCATGCCGGCTTTATACCGTGGGAAGTGCTCGGCATACCACGGCCTGGACAGCATTACTTGGTGGATGCGGTTGCTGCCATATCGTTGCATAGTCAGCTCGGCTAGGTGCTGGCCGTTGCCGCGTGAGTCGTGAGCGCCTGAGCTTAGCCGATGGATGCGATCGCAAATCCACCATAGGATCTGCCGTTGCTGGTCGAAGGGTACATTGCGCAGCTCGACGCCGAGCATTGCTGCGCGAGTCAAGTTAGGCAGCACCTGAGAGAAATTGATGACAGACAAGTCGCCGGAGCGACCAAAGTCCATCCCATAAACTGTCTTTAGATCAGGATTTTGCAGGAAGGTCAGCAATGGCGCGACCGTATCCTCAAGCCAGTCGCCGGCATGCCCTTCGCGCACCTCGACTGACTGTGTCGCCCAGCCATCCGGACACTCATACGAGACGACCGGCGCACTGCCCTGCATCGCCTGCTCTATAAGTACAGACGGGAAATAGCGACCACCAGAGCGCTTAGGGATGCACCTCAGCTCCTCGTCCGCGTCGTCGCCGAACTCGGCGTAGGTCTGCTCGACAAACTCAGCCTCAGCTGCCGGACTCCACTGCCGCCCCGTCAGTAGGCACACGCGGCGAAAGAATCCTTGTGAGATCGCATCCTCAAAGGTAGTGAAATGGCGAGCATAGGGTAAACGCCCGGCCAGTACGTCTTGCTCAAGCTGATAAAAGTCGTTGTCGATGCCGTTGTACGTGGTGATTAACCGCACCCGGCCGCCCCAAATCCTGAGAGCCTTAGCAGCCTTGAGCACCTCCGGCAGCAGATCATGAAACGCAGCCTCGTCAATTACCACATCCCCTTGTTTACCGCGCAAATTACGCGGAGTAGAACTCAGCGCCTCGACTCTGTAGCCCGAGTTAAAATGCACCCGAAACACGTTGATAGCTTTGTCCTCGTCGCCGTCCCTAAAGATCTCCTCAGTTTCTTCGACCTCAGAGCAGGCCATGCTGTAAGCCCGCCCCCATTCGCCGACAACCGCGATATAGTCTCGGGCCATGTCGCGCTCATAGCCCAGATAAAAAGTATTGCGGCCAGATAGCTGAGCCGCCAATAGAGCAGCTCCGGCCGCATCGGCCCAGGTCACCCCGATCCGGCGCGACTTGGTATAAAGCTTGAGGCCAGATTCATCGGCGATCCAGCTCTGCTGGTACGGCAATAGCAAAGCCTCAGGCGTCTCGCCCAGCGCCGACTTAGGGATCTCTGTCGGCGTAATCATGGCGCAATACCCAAAACCTTTGCCTTAATCTGCTCGGCGAAATCATCGCTCAAGCCGCGACGCCTGGCCTCATCCCCTAACTCCTCCGCCACAGCAGCCGTCTTTTGTCTCACCTCGTCAGCAAATTTTTTCTGCTGTACAGCTGCCCGGTTCAGCTCAGCGATACTCCGAGTCAGGCGGCTAAAGTCCAGACCCTCTGGATCTACTTCCATCTCCATCAGCACTTGGAACGCTTTCTCCTGCGCTAGGTTCACCAACGCTTCGCCCATCGCATTCTGGTCATCACCGACTGCCTCTGCGATCGCACGAGCTTGCTGGCTAGCCAGGCGCAGCGCTCCCAATCGTTTCTCGAAAGCCTTGCCATAGGCATGGACAGCACTTTTACTAATCTCATATCCCTGCTCGGCCAGCCACTCGGCCAGCTGCCGATAGCCGGCAAATCCAGCCGCAATCAACTGCCGATCGAGTTGCTCGCGGATCGGTTCTGGTAGCTGCATAATCGAGCTGCGCGGCGGCATGGCGTTACTCCCAATACTTCTCAGGGCGACCAATGCCAGGCGGGCAGTCGATCGTATATTCGACCAGGTCAACGCCGGCCGCGCTTAACTCTGCCTTCCAGTCGCCGCTTAGATCTCCGGCAACAGTCACAATTTCTTTATCCTGCAGGTAAGCAACCTCGCGGTTCAGTTGCTGCGCGGTTATCGGCAGGTCCGATTCGTCCAGCGCTCGCCACAGCAGCCCCGACGACGCAGACAACGGCCGCGCATAGTGCAGCGCTAGACAAATGCGCCAACGCAGCTCCTGCAGTAAGATCCGCTGCTCAGGCTGCTCCGCTATCTTGGGGATTCCCAGCGGCGCGCCGACCGAGCCCTCCAGGACGTCGCACCCGTAAGCGGTTATACTCCACAGCTCTTGATTGCGCAGCAGCAAACCTTTGCGTGTCAGGTAATTGAGCTCTTGCTCCAGCGTCCGCGCGGCAATCGCCAAATTAGCTTGCCCCAGCGCTCTGCCGATCAGCGTATGCGCGCAGCCCGTCGGCCGCAGCTTATACAAGAAAGCTAGGATCGTGCCCCGAATTTCTTGCGATAATGCTCGGTTTAAGTCAAGGCTCATCGATCCCCCTCCCCTATCAATTGCGATCGCAAAATCCGAAAATCACCACCATTAATGCGCTGCCAAAGGGCATCCAAGCGGCTGGTGATGACGGTCATATCGCGGACATACTTATCCTCAAACACAGCCGAGCGAGCCATCTCAGTGCGCAGATTAACCAAATCCTTTTCCGTTTCGTGGCACACCTCTTGCAGCTCGCGAACCCCAGACGCCATGCCCGCTATATCCTGAAACAGCGTCTCAATTTTGCCAAGCCGGCGCTCATGCTCCTGCAATTTACTCAGCGCATTCGACATCTTAGCCTGCTGCCGCTGCACCGAATCCAGTCGCCGATCGTAGTCCGTAAGGGTACTTTCAAGCCGGTTAAATTCCCTAGAAATCAGCCACTTGAAGGCTGCGATCAGCAGCGCGCCGCCGCCGATCAAAATCCCCTCCAGCGGCAAAAACAACCCAGCATCGTCAGCCTGCTGCGGCGTAACCGGTCGCGTATGTTGAGCAAGGATAATAGCGTTCACTATCACAGCCGCTCCAGATCCAAGACTCCATTCACCCTTAAGTGCTGCACGGCCAGCCAGTCGATCTTCCAGGGCCCTTCCGTCGCCCACAGCCAGCAAACCAACGCATCCACGTAATCTTCCCACTCCTCCGCTTCAGGAGCACCGCCGGCAACCTCAAACAATACGAGTTGCCAGTAAAGCTGTCTCAGCCGTCCCTGCAGCTTCAGAGGCCACCAAGAGCAAATTAAAAAGGGCGTCAGCGACCCTAGAAGGAAGGCGCTGACGCCGATAGCAGCAGTTGACAGCATGGCACTCGCACTTCACCCCTGCATTATCTGCCGGGCTTGGGCGACGGCCAAGATGAAACGGCTCATCGAAAGCCCGACTTGCAATCGGCCAGTACCTTAAACACGCTGCGGCGGTCCAACCCGAACCGGGCGCTCAGTTCGCGGATAGTGCTACCGCTTTTTCGCGCCTGCCAGATCGCTCGATTGCGCTGGATCCGCTTCAGACTGCTGCCCTTGGGGATTTGCAGCTGCATGCCGCCGTAATACCAGCTCAGCTGCGCGGCGGTGTCATGCCCCAGCAATTCAGCCAACGGGTGAAACAGCGTTAACTGCAGCGGCACATGGATGCGATCGCCGCCGCAAGATTCCATTATCTTTAGCGTCGGCTCCAGCCCTATAAGCCCCGCCATCTCCTGCATCGTGCCCGGCAGGTCCGTTATACAAACGTCAGTCATCAGCTCGCCCCCGCAAAACTGCTGCCTCCAACAAATCCGGCCGCAGGCCCAGCCCTTCCTGCCACTGTTCGGCCAGCTCATCGTCCCCGGCGATCCAGATCCAGCGACAATGCCGCAGGTAATCCAGCAGCCTGCATGCCTGGCTGGGCCGCACAACAAACTCATCCCAGTAACAGTTGCCAACATGGCGTTTGCGATGGGTATAGCGCAGATCCAGCACTCCCTCATTGCCGATCGGATGCAGGTTCCTTAGTCGCAAGGCCCCGCTTGCAACCTCTTCCGCCTGGATTGGGTTGCCCAAATCTTCGGCCAACTCCAGCAGCGTGTCGCCGTCATAGGTCCAGACCAACCCGTAAAACTGGTTGATAAAGTTGCCGTACAGGTCGTTGCAAGCCAGGTTAAACCGGATTAGATCAAGCATGGCCATTGCCAGAGAGACAATACAAATGTACTACAGCAAAAGCTTTTGCTGCTATGCTGTCGCCGGCATAGAGCAAACCTCTGACGAAAGCGGCGGCCACAGGGCCGCCGCTTTTTTTGCTCATTCGCCGGGCTTTGTGGTGCCGGTTCGCCGCTTCACGATCTCCCGCAGCCTCAACTGGCTAGGCGAGGGTCGGCCGATACACCACAGGCCGCACACGCAGCGATAGACCTCATTGTCGGGGTCGAGGTTCCTGCTCAGCGCTCGCCGATAGGCCAGCTTCGCATCGTGTTTGGTGTCGTAGTGGCGCTTGCGCAGACAGGCAAGTTTACTTGGCTTGATCTGCATCCTCCTCCCCCTTGCCTTCCATGAAGGCTTTACCGGCTTTGCTCAGCGTCACCATGGGGCCGTGCTCGATCAACTGGCGCAGCTTCAGATATTCGATCTCGCGGTCGAGGTCGGCTGCAGTAGTGGCGCCAAAGGCGTTGCACAAGGCCAGGTGCAGCAGCCGCGACGTGCAGCCGAGCGGCCAGGCCGCATTCAGCAGCTGCAGCAGTCGCTGCCGCAGGTAGTCGCGCCGAGCGACTTCCAGCGGGCCTACGCAGACCAAGTCCTGCGGGTAGCCAGGAGTGCCCTCTACAGCGTCAATGCCGTGGGCCGTCAGGCGGTAGCGTTCGCCAGGCAGTTGCTCGGCCAGCTTGGCGCCGACCATCCTGCCCAGCAGTACGCTGATGCACTCGCGGTTGCTGATACCGCTGCAGGTCTCTACCTGGCGGCAAAGCGTATCGAATGAGATCGGCTCGGGCCGCAGGCGGTCCAGGGTATAGGCCACCGCATGGCACAGATCCTGAGTCGGTGTTTTAACGTCCAACGTCTCCTCCTTTGGCTTTTACCATTGCGGTTAGCGCACCAATTAACGAGCGAAAATGAGCGTTTTCACGCACCCAGTCAATGCGCTCGATGCCGACCTTGTTCTTTACAAAGGCATTAAGCGCCTCTTCATACCGGTTTTCCACTGCACCGAGGCGATACGCCTCGATCCACAAGGCTCGCACCATTCGTTGCTGGTTAACGTGGCTGTCCCTCGCCTCCGGCAAGTCGCGAGTCTTGGGGCTAAGCTTGCCTTTCTTGCCCTTTTGCGGGTTCCAGCCGCAGGCCTTAAAGTGCTCCACCGCCTGCTCCAGCTCGGCGTAGTTCATGTCGGCGGCAGATCGCTTGCCTGTCGCCGCCTCCAGTGCTGCGCGATACGTCCCTTCTTCCAAGCGCAGCTCCTTCTTTGCGATATGCAGCTTCGCTATCAGTGCTCTACGGCTCATCGTCAACCTCCCCCAAGTCAGGATATCGGCAGCCGCAGACACCGCATTCAGCACCGCTTTCGAGCTGCTGCTCCGGGTCGTCGTCGACCAGGCTATACCAGTTGAATTCCTTCTGACCACAAGCAGGGCAAGGATAGCCGCCCAATTCCTGCAGGGATGTCGGCATCCCATCCTCGCCGATCCAATAACTACCCATGGCGCCGGCCCCCAAACAGCGACTCCAGATAGATCTGAGATATCACTCGCGGCGCCTTGCCTTGCTGCAGCAGCATCAGCGACAATGCCGCCGCCCCCAGGCGATCCTGATTCCAGTCTGAGTGCGACTCCAAAAACAACTGCATTTCCGCCCAGAGCGCGTCTGGGATTTCAAACTCAATTGAGACCATTCCCTTGCTCCTGATACTTGAGATACTCAGCAATTTTTTTGATCGGCCCATACACATAGGCGCGGGCCAACGGCAGCGACAGCCGCCCTTCGTTGTAGTCCGCCAAATGGCGGCGCTCGAAAACCTCCAGCCAATTCGCGGGATAAAGCGCAGCCTTCCACCGGATCGGCAAAGCCTCGCTGATGCGCTCTTTGTTGGCGTAGTACCACTCGACCGCCTTGCGGATTTGCTCCGGTCCGCTATGACGCAATTCCGACATCAGCGCCTCCTTTGGCAAAGCTGCCGATCCGCCTTAGTTAACCAGTCCATCTCACGCCCCCTTAACTTGCTGCAGGGCATGCTGGCAGGCATCTCTCCAGCTCCACTCGCCAGGGCGATCGCCGGTAGCCGGCGCGACGGCCAGGCCGCAGTTGCAGCCGGTTACCAGATAGACGATCTGGTCCGCATAGCGGCTCAGCGTCGGGTCGCTCAGGCCCAGAGATTTGCCTTTGGTAATAGCTGAAACCCGGTACGACCGAACTGATCCAGGGATATAGTTTTGCATGGTCTTTCCTCGCATGGTTTACACGGTGGGCAGTTTTACGCCGTACCCAGGGCGGCGCGCTAGGCTAGCGCCGTAAGCATCTCCCGCTTCGAGAGGTGCTTACCTTTGCCGTGCACGTTGCGCCAGCGGATACCCCGCTCTGCGCAGACGCGCCGCAGCTGCACCGCCGTCTTTTGCTCCAGTGGCGGCTCGGCGACCGGCACAACGACCACGGCGACCGGTGCGCTGACCGCTGCGGACGAGTAGACCGGCTTGGCGACAATCGCTTCAGCTTCAGCGACCAACTCCTCTACGGTCGGCAGCAGCGGCTCATAGGCGGCAAGGGGGTCATAGGCGGCAACTGCAGGCTGGGGCCTGGGTGTCACCAACCAGCAGCCAGCCAAGAAAAACAAGCAGAACAAGAAAACTCCGAACATGATCAAATCCTCCGTTTTGTGAATCGGCGCGGTGAAGAGAGGCGCCGAAGGGCAATACCCACTAGAGCGGACGACCGGCATCCGCTCTAGTGGGTATTCCACTGCTGCGTTTTCTATCCCCCTGCAGCATCGGGGTCTTTGCCGGCTACCCGATAGGCAGCTATCTCGGAGAGGGGCGTCACCTCATGCCTGGGGGTCGTTTGGGGTCCCCACCCCCGGGGTCCTGCCCCTTAATTTGAATATAAACTGTCTGCTTGCACTTGTCAACTATCTATTTACGATTTACAGTAGGATTGTTGAGCCGAGGATTGATAGTGGTTAGCATGCAAGTCAAGCGGGTCATAGAAGAAGTTCGTGATTTTCCAGGGCTGGGAGCTGCGATCAAGGCAGCTCGCGAGGCCGACGAGCGCTCAGTCTCGGAAATCTGCCGCCAGGTCGGCATCAGCCGGCAGTATTGGTATCAGTTAGAGCGCGAAGACCTCAGATCCGCCGTCACCGAGGAAGTCATTCGCCGCATCGAGAAAGTGCTAAGTGTCGATTTTGGGATCAGCTTTTAAGTAAAGCCGGACTGCATCGGCGCATAACTGATTCCAGTTTTTGTCGTTCTGCACCAGATAGCTTTCGATCTGCTCTACCAGCTGCACGGGCAGGTCCACGACCATCGGGCAACTAGCGGCAGGGGGTCGGTAGTCGGCCTCGCACAACAGATCGAGCTGGCCGATTAGGGTGGGCAGGGCCAAATTCCTAAGCTTAGTGATTTGCCGCAGGCTGCTCATTGCCTTGCCGCGCAAGAAGTTGCTGGCGGCATGCAGGTCGTCGGCGCTGGCGGCCCACCAGTAGCCATAGCAGCTGTGAGTGCAGATCGGGTTTCCCTTCAGCCGCAGGTCTTTGATGATGGCCCTCAAGTATCGCTCCTCTGTCGGGCTAGTGCGGCGACCGGTAATCATCTCCACAATTTCGCCGGCCTTGAGGGCGTTGCCTCTGCCGGTCTGCTCTTGCAGTAGCGCCAGCACACGCTCCTGATTCAGGCGAATCTTCGCGGCTTTAGGCATCCGTTAAATCTCCAGTAAACTCAGCAATCACATCAGACGGGCTGCGGTCAAAGCCCTCCAGCACAGAGGGCTCAATAGGCCGGCGGCATTGCTCGGCCCACCATTCCGGCAAATCCTGGATCTCCGGCGAGTCCCATCGGCGCCGCTGCTGCCGCAGTTGCCGCACGCGCCGCACTAATTGGGCGAGGTGATAGGGGCCTTGCTTGTCCTGGGTCGGCATCGGCACCGGCATCGGCGAGTTTTGCCGGGCCAGGTGCAAAGATTCCTGTTTCAGCGCCGCCAGAAAGTCAGCTGGCTTCTTGGCCTGAGCCTGATCGCAAAAGGCCAGCGTCAGGTCGTAAAGCCGATCTTCAGGAAGCGGAGCTGCCGCCATTGCCAGCAGCTCCATAAACTTGTCTTCAAGCCGCCAGCGATAGGCGGCTTGAAGAAAGTCGCGCACTTCGTTGAGAGCCTGTTCGCTATGAGCCATATCGCCGCCGCATTGCTCGCTTCATGGATTCACTGGCGCCGGCCTGGGATTGCTGTGGCTGCTTAGCCTCGGCCCAGCGTTGCTCCAAGGCGCCCCAGTCCTGGCTCCGGATCCGGTTGCGAATATAGTCGCAGGCATGACCGCGCTGCGCCGGCAGTTCGTATAGGTGCAAGTGATTCTGCACCGCATCGATCAGCTCCGGCACAAAGTCATTCCAGCCGGGGCCGGACCACAAATGTCCCATGCCCACCTGTACCAGATCCGGGTAGCGATGCCCCTGCGCTTTAAACCGCCCGGCCAAGGGGTCGGCAGTCGGGGGCGTCGCCGGGGAACCGTCGGCAATTGCCAGCAGCTCGCCGACTCGTGTCAGCATTAGCTGCAGGTTTCGCCGCGCCTGCTCCACCGGCTGCTCCACTTGGTCGGGCGCCAGCATCGCATCCTGGGCAGCCACAAGGTTGCGTTCAAGCGCAGCAAACACAACGGCGATCCGCTCGTATTCCGCCGGCGCAAAGTTAAAGCTAGCCATTCTGCTGCTCCTCCTGCGGATTGGGCGCGCTCAAGAAGCGGCGGCGCTTCTCCTCCTCCAGCCGATCCAGCAAAGCGCGGATCTGCGCCTTGCGATCGCCTGGGTGTTCGCGTTCGATGTCCTTGGGTATGCCTTGCCAATTAGCGCTCATGACTTGATCCTCACATCGTTGGACAGTTCAATCTGCGGGAACTCCGGCGTCGCCAGGTCCGTTAGCGCGTAGGTGTAGGCACGCTTGCCGCCCCCCGCTGGTCGCTCCCAACCGGCGTGGACATATCCATGGGAGACCAGCAGTTGCAGGGCGCTATGCCGCCAGCGGCGATTTAGGTGTGCGATCACTGGGGTGGTCATGGTGATGCCCTCTCTGCGGTAGAGCCAGAGCGCATTCCATAGCTCTTGCCACTGGGGCGTCAGCTTTAGTATTCGGGTCGAGTTACTCAGGCTAGAGCGGCTAGAGCGAATGATTCTGCTGTCCGCCGCCGGCCGCGACAAGTACTCCTGCGAGAGCATTATCTTGATGTACTCGCGCGCGATGTCAGGCTCGCCAGGGTAATCCCGCGCCATCGCTGCCGCCTGGCGATAGGCGCCAGGGCTAGAGCGCCACAGCTGCTCCAGGTCTTCGAGGGTTATCCGATCAGCCATTGCTTACCTCAACTTGCCACTCGGCTAAAGTCTGATATTTGCCCTTGCCGTTCGGCGTCGGGCGACACACGATTACAGTGCAGACGCCCTCCCGCACCGAGGTCGTCACCATGATTCCAGAGCCGCAGTGCTCCAGAAAGTGTTGAATTCCATAGGTTCGAGAGATCCACTCACGAGGCATAGCGCACCTCGCTTTGATTGCGTGTTTCAACTAGCGTTAGTGCCCATCGATACCGGGGCATAATAGGTACAAGCGAGACTGCTTGACGGTTTCTTTGAGTAGTCATAGTCTTTAAAACGGTTTACACGGGCCTTGCAGCGCTTACTGCAAGGTTCTTTTTTACTGGCTTTGCGGCCCTTTGAGATAGTTCGGGCAGCTCGGGCAGGCGAGCTGAAAGCGCACCCGACTAGGGTTGCCCGGCGCGAAGGGCACGCGCTGGTAAACGACACACAGGTTTGCTGGCAGGTCGAAGCCTGCCGCCGGGCACTGCACCTTAGCGCCCAGGTAGCGCCCCCTGACTAGCCGCTCAATCGCGGTTGTCTTAGCGCCATAGCGCCCCGCCAGCACTAGCGATATCGTCGTTTCGCTGACCTGTAGGTCGCGCGCAACTGCCGCCTGGCTGCTGCCGGCCACCTCCCGCCTCAGTACCTCAAGCCACTCCATCGGCCCCCCCCTGACTCAGATCTAGATCTACGCAGGTGTTGGGCTCAAAGACCGAGCCATCCGCACGAAATACCGGCGCCAGCGGCCCAGGGTTAATCGCCAGTCGATACACCCGATAGCTGCCCGTGGGGCTGCCGCTGCGGTTGGGCTGCACCACGCCGAGCAAGCCGCAACGGCGAAATTTACCCAGGTAGGTTTCTACAGTGCGCTGGCTTAAGCCGGTCAGCGCCTGGATTTGCCGGCTGTCGAACTGTCGCAGCTGCCGCATCGCCAGCCAGCAGCGGGTGATGCCGTCAAGCAGGTTGGAGTTCAGGTTCGGGTCGTCGACGCCGGTCTCCGTCGGAACCGGTGCATGGGGGCCGGTGTTCAGCACCAGGCGATACCGAGCCGACTTGTCGGTTTCGCGCGGCAGCCGCGCCTCTGTACAGGCGACGTAATCCCACTGCTTCAGCGTTTGCACATACTTGTGAGCAGTGCCGTAGTCCTGCCTGGCATGGCTGGCCAGCTGCTTGATCGTAAAGTCCTCCAGCTTGCGCATACTGCGCCACAGCAGCATCCTGGCCTGTCGGTTTCGGGTTTGCACGGTCATAGTCTTCTATCCAAAAAAAACGGTTTATTTTTAGAGCGGTCCTTCCAGTCCTGCAGCGTCATCGGCGGATCGCCCGCCTTGCCGTAGTACTCAATGCGGGCTAGCCCGTTGGTCATGTAACCGGCGCTGCCGCCGGCTACTCTGTGCAGCTCCGCCAGCAGATCGTCGGCAATCGCCACCTCGCAGCAGGTGTCGGCCAGCGTCCTGGCGTCAGCCATACTGAGCGGCGCGAACTCCACGACCTGAGTAATGCGGCGATTCAGCTGCGGCCAGCGAGCAATCTTGGCGCGGATCAATTCCATCCCCACCAAAATCACGGGGCAGGCCGATTGCTGGAAACACTGCGCAGCGTTTCCAGCAATCGGCCTGGCGCATTGGTCTGGAATATAGCGTCGGCCTCATCGATAAAGATGGGGCGCCGGTGCAGGGTCAGCGACTCCTGCAGGCCGTCGAGCATGTCCTGATTTCGGTTCTTGGGCTCACGGCCCACCTCGACGGTCATCCGTCGCAGCATCACGTTCGGCGTCCAGAGCGGCGTTGCCCGCAAAAAGACGCCATTGTTTTTGAGGCTCAGGTAGTTGGTAGCCGTGGTCTTGCCCAGCCCACTTTCGCCATAGACCAGGCAGATTTTCTCGACCCCTTGGGGGGTTTCCCAGAGCGCCCTAAAGGCGCCCGACAGTTGCTGTACGTTTTCAGTTGTTGCTACAGTAGATCTCATAGTCTTGCGTTGTTATCCAAACCGCCTGCGGGCCTGCTCCGCTATTAGCTGCTGAGTTCTCTGGTGTTGCTCCAGTTCACTCCGCAGCTTTTCCTTTTCCATCCAGGTCATCCCGATTTCTTCGCCAATAGCGGCGAACCCGTCGGGGTCTTCCTTCATGCCCAGTTGATGCGCCGTCAAGAACGGATGCTCAAGAAAGCGCTCAACCATGTCCTGCCGCTTGCGATCGTCCGTTTTCCAGTCGCCGCGTTTGTACTGCCAGGCAGCCCAAATCCAGCGGTCGTTCCAGAAGTCCGGCTCTTCGTCGGCAGCGGCGGGTTCAGGAGTCGGGGCCGACCTCACAACCACAAGCTGCGGTCGGTTGTCGCCTACCGGCGGCGGGGTATCCACAGCGCTGCTGAGCTCATCCCTGAGCGCTGCCGCATGGGCAGCTGAGACTTGCTGAGCAGCGGCTTGGGTACTATGGGCGCCGACGGCCAGGTCTGGGCGCTCCTGCCACTTGGCGGCAATCTTGGCCCCCTCTTTAGCGCCGGCCTTGCTGGCCTTATGTGAGCCGCGTTGCAGCGCTTTACCGCGTTCGGCAGCAGCGATCAATTCCTTCTTGCTCAGGCAGATCTCCCATCGGGCAACGCCGTAGTAGGTCTGCATGTCGAGACTATATATATGGATCTGCCGCAGGTCGTTGCCGTCCATACACACCCGCAGCCGGTCTCCGGCACTGACCTGGGCCAGGTGCTCAGTGATATAGCGGCGAGTCTTCCAGACGATGCAGTCACGGCGAGCCGTCACCTCAGCGGAGTACACCAGGCGTCGCAGCTCGGCTGCCTCCAGTGTGGCTACGGTCGGCTGCCAGCCCCGCGCGATAAAGTCGTCGAGCCGTTCGTTCGGGCTCATGCCCTCCATGCCGACGCCGTTGTGGGGCGTCTCGTGGATTTCTTCGATCTGCTGATCCAACCACGCCTGAAATTCATCAAAGCTGGGAGCCGCTTCTAATAGATACTGCTCGCCCTTAGCCTCGCGGATCTGCTGCCGCTGCAGCACGTTATGGCCCACAAAACTCGGCTGGGTTTGCATGCGTCTCACCAGGTCGCCCAACCCCCGCTCGACATTGCCCTTCTCCTGCGGCCTGCCTGGGATGCACGGGTTGATGATGATGCCCAGCGCCTGACAGAGCGACTGCACCCGCTTGTTGATAAACTCTTTGCCGTTGTCCGGGCGGATCTCAGTCGGCACGCCCCACTCTTCGATTGCGCCCAGCAGCAGCAGCGCCGTAGTTTCGTCCTTCGGCACCGGGCTCAGCAGCACCTTGCGGCGCCGCGTCGCCACATCCAGCACCATGCCGACTGCAAAACGCTGCGGTTGGTCAATGCCGGGCATTCTCAGCAGTACATCGTTGCGGGTAAAGTCGAGCTGCCAGCGCTGGTTCGGGGCCAGGTCTTGATCCAGCCTGCCGATCGCCAGCTCGATTTTATTGCGGTAATCTTTAGGCGACACCAGCATCAGGTACTGGGCGCGGCGCTCAGACTGGAACCATTGCAGGTAGCGCAGCACCTGCTGATAGCTGGGGCGCATTCCCTCAGGCAGGTTTAATTTAGTAAGCCTCTTATATATATTGCGCGGCCCAGCTCCGACAATCGTCTGCTCCGACAGCAGATGCCAGACCACCTTCTCCAGCTCCTGATTAGCTCGGATTAAATTCTGTCTAGTCGGCCTGTAAAGTCCGCCTAAAGGGTTGATTGCTTTGCCGGGCAGCGTCGGCGCTTTCCTTAGCTGCCGCCAGCGGTGCAGGGTGCTGCGCGAGAGCCCCTGGCAGTGCAGCCGCACCCAGTCCGGTACGGCGATCTGTCCCCGGCAGTAGGCTTTAGCAAACGCATACTCACAGTCAGTCGCGCCGTCTACTCGATTTTTGATGCACCACGGCTCGACTAGCTGCAGCAGCAGCGCCCGCGCCTGTTGCCGCACTTCGGCAGTGGCGCCGTCTGGTCGCTCAAAGCTATAGGCGTTTTCGAGCATCCACAGGCCGGGGCTTTCCGGCTCAGGCGAGGGAACCGGGGCGGAGATCGGCTGGGTCCCCATGTCCATATCTAGTCCGTGGCTAACTAGATTGCCGTCTCCGCCGCCGGCTTCGGCGGGTTGCGCCGAAGATGAAACCGAGGGGGGAATAGCGTTTTCCTCAACGGTCGCCCTATCAGGACGCCCCTCGGCTTCGGTCTTGTCAACCGAAGGTTCAAAGCCTAGTGCGCGCTGGGTTTCTGTGGGCAGGCTGCTGTAGTGGTATTCGCGGCCGCCGCCCTTGCCCTGCCGTGGCCGCGATAACCAGCCTTCGCGCTCAGCTTTTGCGATTATGCTTTTCCGGTGCGCTGACAAACCCGCCTGCCCTGCCAACCGAGAAACGGCGTACCACTCTTGCTTCACCTACTCGACCTCAACCTGCATATAGACTCGCACCTGCACTCGACTGCCAACGCGAAACAGTCGCTCCTGCTCAGCCAGTACATTTATACTATCCGTGCTTTGCCGTGCCTCCCAAGCTGCGATCGCTCGCTTCCATGCCGGCGGCAGGTCGCTGACCCGCCACCGCAAGGCCTGGGTGCCTGGCGTGCGAATGGGCTCCAGGCCAATATCGAAAAGGCGCCACCTGGTTTCCTCAAAGTCCAAACCGACGGCATCGGCGATCTGCAGGGTAAGAAGTGCAGGCTCGCTGCCGGTTCTGTAATAGGGCAGCCCCTCGGCTTCGGTCTTGTCAACCGAAGGTTCAAAGCCCAGTGCGCGTTGGGTTTCTGGGGGCAGGCTGCTGTAGTGGTATTCGCTGCCGCCGCCCTTGCCCTGCCGTGGCCGCGATAACCAGCCTTCGCGCTCAGCTTTTTTAATTACGTTAGATCGATGGATGGGACGGCCGCGCAATCCAACTAACTCTGTCGTCGAGAACCACTCTTTAGTCATGCGCACCTCTTTCAGCAATAGCGCTTAGCTCGCCATGGATTCGCTTGATTGCAGCAGCGTCTTCAGCCCTAAGCTGCAGACCAGCTAGGAAATCATCCGCAGACAAACCTAGTCGCACAGCTTTGATGATGACCGAGACAGAAATTGAAATTTCTCCGGTGTCGCCACTTCTATCCCAGCGGCTTACCGTAGCCGGATGGACACCAAGCAACTTAGCGAGCTTTGATGGACGGGAAAACCTGATGTGCTCAACACTTAATGGGCTCATAGCCTACTCTTAAACTCCGCGTGCAATATTCCTTGTATTTATACACTCTTCCTAGTCTTACTGCAATGTTTTTTTTGCAAGGACTCAAGCACTACAGTACGCATGAACTCTGGCAGTCTTTGCTTTTTTCAGTCATAATCCTGAGCGTGTCCCTGAATTGCTAAGGCCATGGACTTCGGAGAGGCTTTGAAACGGACGTTATTTGAGGCCGGGATATCCGCGGCCGAACTCTCTCGCCTTTCAGGCGTGAACATCACTCAGGTCCTGCAATTCAAAAATGGACGTCGTGATATAACCGCTTCAAACCTGCAGAAAATAATTGAAGCGCTCCCCTATGACGCGCGCGTCTATCTGCTAAAGCTTTCGGTTCTGGCTGATGACAAAGGATCAAATGACCAACTAACCCTCTGCTAAGAAGTCACCCGTGGAATTTGCAGAAGCATTACGCCAAACCATGTTTAAGTTCAGGCTGACAGGGGCTGAGGTGGCCCGAAAATGCCCGCGCTTTAGCCGGGGGAAGTTTACCTTCAGCCGCAGAGGCACCAGGGCATCACAAAGAAGTTCGGGGTTCTGTTGAGAATTGATCGCATTAGTCGTACAGAAGGGCAGACAAGTTTAGGTAATAGTTAGGTAATAGTTAGGTAATAGTTAGGTAATAGTTAGGTAATAGTTAGGTAACAGTTACCTCAAAAACCCTAAGTGGGGATCACTTCGAGTTAGCCAACTGTCACACTGCCTCGGTATGGGGCTTCACATTTAAGGGGGGTTTATGCGCAAGTGGCTGTTCATCGTGCCTGGCCTGTGCTTGTTGATTTTGGGGCCTGCTGTCGTGGTTGGTTACCGCAATGGCGCTGGCGGTGCGCCTGCGCCTGCTGTTCAGCCATCTCCCAAGCCTCTGTTTAATGTCGATTTAATCGCGGGTCAAACGCCGGCGGGGGTTGATGCTGTGCTGGGCGCTCCTATCGCTTCAGAGCAGGTGTCGCCTAGCAATACGCCCTGCCCTTGCCCCAAGGTCGTTTACAGGGGCGGCATTGAGGTTGTCTACATCAATGGCCGAGCCGACTGGCTCACCGTCAACCTGCCTCCCGAGCAGGTGCAAGCCGCAGGTCGTTACGTTTCAGTCGATCGCTTCCCCAGCTACACCTACATCAAGGTCGCATCACCATAGGCAGGGTAGTGGTAACTGTCACACTACCCTGACCGTTTCTCCATACGTTAAAGTGATCCACACCCAAACTTTCGCGAAATTGTAAGCAATGGCCAAAACCCGCGCGGTCAGAGAAGTCCAGCCTAGTCCTGGGTAGTCCAGCCAGATCCCCCAGATCCCAAACCGAGTGATCCATCACATTCTGTCTGAATGACGCGATGGATTCGCTCAGTTAGCTGAATTTTGTCTGCATCGTCTTTAGACACGACGATGCCTGCATGGACAGAACTTTGCTTGTGTAGTCGAATAAAGTCACGTCGATTCAGGGTGAGTACGGCTCGATTCTGACGAGTTGCAAAGGCAAGAACATCAGCATCGGGAATGCCTTGATTGGCATCGCCTGTGTCTTGCGCCGTCAAAACATTATGATCCAGTATTCTGAGGCGTTGGGTTGCCTGCAACGGAAACTGTTCATCTGCATAGAGATCGCCCATGGCCTAAGCTTCTTCATTTTCCTGAATCACCTGGTCAATTTCGGCCGAATGAGCAGCTGCATATCTCCAAGCGTTAGCTAGATCACTAGCGCTCAAAGTGGGATAGTTTTGCAGGAGATCAGCTTCGCTGTTGCCCAGGTTGCGAGCTTGTACCAAGACCCGAACCGGAATCCGCGTATTGGCAATGCGGGCATCACCACTGCAAACGCCAGCCGTTTTTTCGATACCCGGCCAAGTATTGCTAATGCTTTGCAGCAGCAGCTGAATTGCCTGGACCTTTTCGGCTGCGCTAAGGGCCAGAAGCTGGGATTCGATTTCACGAAGGGCCATGATAGCTCAAGCAGCATCCCATTATATATTCCCGATGAGCCGCTCATACTGCGAACGGCAATGATTTTGTGGGGTAATGTCCTCGACTAAGCTAAGGGTCTGATAGGAGCACTACCAGGGCGAGTCTTTAGCGCATTCGGTCTCAACGTGCTGCTGCCGAAGCGCCAGCCCGGCCCCCTGAGGTGCGCGGCCCAAACTCGATGCTGGCGTTGGATGCCCATCGCTATGGACTGGACCAGATGCCATTCAATTGAACCTTGCGAATGCCGGAAGTCACACCGGTTGCAATTATTGCACAATGGCCGGGTTGGCTGTCGGCAGGTAGCTCGACAAGATCTTGGCTGGATTCGCGGACCGGATGCAGACCAGTCGGGTACGGTTGACCGAAATGATTGCAAAAAACCTTAAGCTGGAGGGGGAAACCCGCAGAGACAGAAACGCTCCATGGCCAGCTCCCGTGCATTGGCGATCGCCCAAACCCCCAATGGTCAAACCCGTCGGGGCCATGCTCGTGCCATGGGGCAGGACATGCTGGGCTATCTAGAGCACCTGTCCACTCAGGGAGATTTCCTGAAAATTCCCCTACCCTTGGGCACCACCGGCTACTACGTGAATTCGCCGGAAATTGCCGAGCAGATTCTGCTACGGCAGGCGAAGCAGTTTGAGAAGCCGTTTTCGGTCAAATATGGGGCCAAAGGCATCTTCGGCGAAAACCTTTTCACCAGCGACGGCGAACTCTGGAAAGTGCTGCGATCGACCCTGCAGCCCGCTTTCCACGCCAGGCGGATGCAGATGTACGCCGAGGTGGCTGCCAACTTAACCCGGGAACTGCTGGAGCGCTGGCAGCCGGGCCAGACGGTGGAGATCCCGACCGCCATGATGGATCTCACCCTGGGCATCACCACCACCAACTTTTTCGGCCTCGACCTGCGCCATGCCGCCGATGGCCGGGGCATCATCCGGTTCATTGAGCTGTTTGGGGAGCGAGTATCGGGGCTGCCCACCCCTGCCTGGATTCCCACCCCCCGCAACCGAGAACTTAAGGCTCTGGTGCGGGCGGGAGACCAGCTTTTCCAGCGGCTGATCGAAGAGCGTCGCCCCCAGGCGGAGCAGTACGACGATGTGCTGTCGATTCTGGTGGCAGCCCAGAAAGAGGACGATACGGGTTTACTCAGCGATCGCCAGATCGGCAACGAAGTCTCCAACCTCTTTGCGGCTGGCTATGAGCTGATCGGCTACACCCTCACCTTTACGCTCTACCTGCTCTCCCGGCATCCCGAAATCGAGGCCAGACTGGTAGAGGAGATCCAGCGGGTCCTGGGGGATCGTCCCCCCACTCTGACTGATCTGGAGGCCCTGCCCTATCTGGATCAGGTGCTGAAGGAATCGATGCGGATTCTGCCTGCGGTCGCTCTGTTTGGCCGCCAGTCCATCGGTCCGGTGGAGCTAGGGGGATATCCTATTCCCCAAAACAGTCTGATGCTGATCGCTCCCTGGACGATTCACCGCCGTCCCGACCTCTATCCTGAGCCTGAACGCTTTGATCCGGAACGCTTCAGCGGCGATTACCAGGCCGCCATTTCCAAGTTTGCCTACCTGCCCTTTTCCGAAGGTCCCCGGGTCTGCATCGGTCGCGCCTTCGCCATGATGCAGATGCGCATCAACCTAGCGATGCTGCTACAGCGCTTCCATCTGGAGGTCGTAGAAGGATATCAGTTTGAGCCGACGTTTCAGTTCAACGCTCGCCCCAAGAACGGCCTGCCGGCGCGGTTAGTAGCCCGGGCCAGGGCTTAAGCTAGGCATCGTCCCTGACGGCCAGTCGCAGCATAATCGATTGGAAGGGTGAGTGAGCATAGGTCTGTCTTCCTTACCCGAACCGTCCGGTGACATAGTTACGGGTCATGACCTGGCTGGGAGACTCAAACATCGTGCGGGTGTCATTGATTTCGCAGAGATAGCCCTGCTTGCCGCCGGTCTGGGTTGGTTCTGCATTGAAGAATGCCGTCACATCGGCGATGCGTTGGGCCTGCTGCATGTTGTGGGTAACGATGACAATGGTGTATTTCTGTTTCAGCTCCAGCATCAACGCTTCCACCGTGGCCGTAGAAATCGGGTCCAGGGCCGAGCAGGGTTCATCCATCAGCAGCACCTCCGGTTCTGCCGCTACGGCCCGGGCGATGCACAGCCGTTGTTTCTGCCCGCCGGACAGGGCCAGACCACTTTTGTTTAAGCTATCTTTGACCTCATCCCAGAGCCCTACCTTGCGTAGGGTGGTTTCAACCCGTTCGTGCAGGTTGCCAGTATAGTTCATCACCCGGGCGGCATAGGCCACATTGTCAAAGATCGATTTGGGGAAGGGATTGGGACGCTGAAAGACCATACCGATGCGACGGCGCACCTGCACTGGATCGATTTTATCCTCGTAGAGGTTGCGACCGTGGTACAGCACCTCTCCTTCTAGACGGAACCCGTCGATGACGTCATTGAGCCGGTTAAGGCAGCGCAACACCGTACTCTTGCCGCAGCCGGAGGGACCAATAAAGGCAGTGATTTGATGGGTGGGAATGGTCAGAGAAACATCGCGCACCGCATGGAAGTCGCCGTAGTAAATGTTGACGTCGTTGATGTCAAAAACGCTTTGCTGGGTGATCGGGGTAGTCATGGCTTAATACTTTTGGGCACGGGTAACCTGGTGAGCAATGAGATTAGTCACTACAACCAGCAGCATTAATACCAAAGCCCCCGCCCAGGCCAGTGCTTGCTGGGCCTTAAAGGGGACGATGGCAAAGTTGTAGACCAGCACCGATAGGGTGGCAATCGGCTCAAACAAACTTTCAGGCCAGAAGGGCGAAAACAGTGCCGTAAAAATCAGGGGAGCGGTTTCTCCCGCCGCCCGGGCGATGGCCAGGGTGGCGCCGGTGGCGATCGCCGCCGCCGAGGCCGGCAACACCACCCGAAAGACGGTTTGATAATCGGATGCACCCGCTCCCAGAGAGGCCCAGCGCAAATCATCGGGCACCCGTTGCAGGGCATCGTCGGCAGTACGCGTAATCGTGGGCAGCATTAAGACCGCCAGGGCAACCCCGCCGGCCACCGCCGAAAAGCCCGTCAGCCCGGTCAGCACCAGCAGGCCATAGATAAACACCCCGGCAATGATGGAGGGTACTCCACTCAGTACATTGGTGGCAAACCGCACCCAACGGGCCAGGCGATTATTCCGGCTAAATTCAGACAAATACACCGCTGCTAGCACACCCAGGGGCAACGAGAGGGCCGTGGCGATGGCGCACACCAGCACCGTTCCGATGATGGCATTGGCAATTCCCCCTTCAGAAAATCCGGGCGGCGGCGGTAACGCTGTCAGCAGCTGCCAATTCAGCCGTTCAAAGCCCCGCACCAGTACAAACCCCAACAGCAGGCCCAAGGGCGTCAGGGTAAGCGCCACGCATAGGCCTGCCAGCCCGGTCATCAGGCCATTCAACAGATTGGACCAGGTCCAGAGAGTTTTATCCAGCCTCGTTAAATCCGGTTCTGGGGACAGGTGGGCGCGTTCCTTTGGGGGTGTCATCGGGGCCTCTCCTACTGATGATTGACGTTTACCCAATCGATGATGGCCTGGGCCAGCATGTTGATGATCAAGGTGATTACCATTAAGACCAGCGCCGCGTATATCAGCGCTGAAATCTGTAAGCCTTTGGCTTCGGCAAACTGACTGGCCAGCAACGACGCGATCGTATTCGAGGGAGCGAGCAGCGAAAGATTTAGCTCATTGGAATTGCCAATAATCATGGTAACGGCCATGGTTTCACCCATGGCTCGCCCCAGGGCCAGCATGATGCCCCCGACAATGCCAGGAAAGGCGGCGGGTAGCAGGACTCGAAATAATGTGCCCCAACGGGTGGTGCCCAAGGCGAGAGCCGCCTGCCGATAATCGGGCGGCAAGGCGGCCAGGGCCTCGCGTGATAGGGCCGTAATGATGGGTAAAATCATGATGGCCAGCACCACCCCGGCGGGTAACAGACCCGGCCCAATCGGACGGGTGCTAAACAGAGGCACGCTGCTGAAATGATGGTAAAGCCAGAAGCCTAGCTGCTTGATCACCGGAATCACGACAAAGATGCCCCACAGGCCGTAAATTACGCTGGGGATGGCGGCCAGCAAATCGATCAGAAATCCTAGCGCAGCGCCCAGGATGGGGGGCAAAAAGTTTTCGGTAAAAAAGATGGCGCTGCCGACCCCGAGCGGGACAGCAATCAGCAGTGCGATCGCAGCCGTGGCCAGGGTGCCGTACAGCATTGGCAACACCCCATAGGTTTCGCGATCGGCCACAGGATTCCACTCGACCGTTGTTAGAAAGGCCAGGCCAAACTGCTGCAGTGCCGGCATAGAATGGTATAGCAACAGCAGCACCATGGTCGCGAGAATAGCGCCAATGGCAATGGCGCAGAGTTGAGTCAGCCAGGCAAAGCCCTGATCGAGTCGCTGTTCGGCCACCGTCCGGCTACGGTTCCGGTCGTCGTCAAAATTAAAGTCTAAGTCAGTGCGCATTATCTCAGCTGCTCTCCTGAAACCGGGCCTGAGACCAGAGTAATGGTATAGTCCGGGCTGATCAAATCAGCTGCCGCCGCCACTTTTTCTCGCACCGCAGCCGGTAGGCGAACATAGCCCAGCACGGGGGCCACCGTCTGACCCTTATTCAGGCAAAACTCCACCATGATTTCCAGGGCTTTTGCCTTCAGCGGGTCGTCATACTGGCGATGGAGCAATAGCCAGGTGTAGGTCACCATCGGGTAGGCAGCCTCTCCCGGCGGATCGGTAATAAATGCCCGAAGGTTTTGGGGAAGCGTTACTGAGGCCAGACTAGCGGCGGCACTCTCCTCCGTCGGCGCCACAAAGCGACCGGCTTGATTTTCTAAAGCCGCCATGGTCAGGTCATTGTTGACGGCATAGCTATATTCTACGTAGCCTAGCGCTCCCGGGGTCTGCATCACCTGGGCGGTAACCCCTTCGTTCCCCTTGGCCCCCACAAAAATGCCGGTGTTGGGCCAGTCCACAGACTTACCGACGCCCACCTCGGTACTCCAGCGATCGCAAATCGCGCTCAAGTGCTGCGTCAAAACCTCGGTGGTGCCGCTGCCATCGGCCCGATGCACCACCGTAATCGGCAGTGTCGGCAGCACAATATCAGGATTAACCGCTGCAATCTGCGGATCATTCCACTGGGTGATGCGCCCCAGCAAGATATTGGCATAAACTGCCCGCGACAGCTTCAGTCCACTGGGTATATCTGGCAGGTTATACACCAGCACAATGCTGCCTGCCGTGATCGGCAACATCAGGACGCCATGGTTAACCGCAGCGATTTCAGCATCGGTCATGGCCACGTCGCTGCCTCCAAAGTCAACGGTTTCTTGTGTAAATTGCTCTACGCCAGCACCGCTGCCGAGAGACTGATAATTCACCCGCAGTGCCGGAATCTCTCGATTTAAGGCGATAAACCAGCTCTGATAGATCAACGCTGGAAACGATGCTCCCGACCCCACCAGCAGCACCCGATCGGGTAGCGGGCTATCGGCAGAGATCGCCGGCTGGCAGGCTGTCGTGGCAATGGCTATCATCATCAGCACGGCCAGGACAAGGCGTAAAGGCAGGTTCAGTGTACGATGTTTGGGCATGATACGGTCTCCTGGGTTATGTGGGCTGGCTTTCTGGATCTGGGCCTTCTGGGTCTAGATAGTGCTGGAGTTCTGCCTGGGCTGCTTGCTGCATCTGGTGACGGATGCTCAGGGGCGTCAGGACCTCACCGTTGGGGCGCCAGTCCCGCAGCCGCTGGATGACGTTAATATCGCCCAGGCGCAGCTAGGCACAATAGTCAGAACAGCTTTACCCCCAGCTTCTGCCCCCTACGCGTCACTCATCCGCCCCCTAAAAGTAACGACTACAGCGATGTCCCGTGGATTGCGAATTTATAAGGGCTTAGCTGGAGTCGTCGCTGTTACAGTAGTCGGCTGATCTTCTTGTTCTTGCTGAAGCGTTTGCTTGAGATAAGCGAGGTAATATTCCATACGGTGATCGTTAATCAAATCGAACTTTGAGGTCAGCAGCCCCTGGGAAACCCCCCAGAATGCATCCCAGAGTCGGTTCATTGCTTTGTAATTCGCGACCAGCCAGCCTTGGGCATTAAAGTACTTGATGGCGCCTAGATGGCCGTACAGGTGCGTTGGATTAAGGGGAGAAAACGGTGGCGGTATGTGGGGAACGATGTCGTTGTTGTTGACAAAGCGAAAGATTTTGCCTTGAAGTCTGGCGTTGAGCTGTCGGGTAAAGGTCCAATCACCGACCCGAGGCTGACCGAAGGTATATAATCCGGCTACGTTAACACCATTCTCACTCAGAGAAGCCGCAGCCATCATCGCCAGGGCGCCACCCAGGCTGTGTCCTGTAATAAATAAGGGAGGAAACGCCTTGCCCTGCTGAAGACTCTGTTGTCGCCAGCGTTCAATTTGCGCTAGCACCGACTGTTCAATGCTGTTCCAGCCGAGAAAGAAGCCTGTGTGGACTCTGCCTTGATATTGTGAAGGGGCGACTGCGCCTGCTTTATAAAGGGTAAAGCGGCGCAGTCGGGTGTTAAAGTTGGTAGACCAGTCGCGGATTTCTTGACTGCCGCGAAAGGCCAATACGATGAACCTATCGCTGCGAAACATAAAGGCCTGGGTATCTCGTCCTCGGTTGTTGAAGTAGCGAAAATCTTGTTTGATGTCAATTCCCCAACGGCGGCTGATTTCAGCGACGTATTGTTTGTCCTGGTAGATCAGGTAAGCGGCTTTGGCCAGCCCCAATCCCAGTTTAGTGCTGTACTGCGAAACTTCACTGGGCTGTAGCTGAAAGTCGTCATCCTGGTAAGGCGACGGCAGGATGTGATAACCATAGCGCTCAAACAATCGCTGGACGCCGGAAAAGCCATAGTTATGGATATAGTTGTAAAGCTGGTCGTAGACCTTAGAAGCGCCGTCTCGACGACATCCGGCGTCGCCAATCAGCCGCAGCCAGTAAAGCAGCCAGGGCTTGAGCTCGGATGCCGTGCACAGGCCGGAGTCTACAAAATAGCCAAAATGCTCCAGCCCATTCAGGAGTTTGTTGAACCAATCCCGCAGGGTGTTTTCTATGCGATAACGGTGCAGTTCGTCTGCGGTCAACTCGCCGGCTTGACGACTTTCATCCAGGGCTTGTTTTTCTCGGGTTCGTTCTTTGTGATCGGCTAAAGCGGCGTAGAGGAGCTCATCGCTAGCTCGAAAACTACTGGCGGGTTCTGTTGCGGTGGCCGGTAGCGGATAGTCTCGGTATTCTTCGAAATCTAAAATTCTCAGGGCGTTGCGAATCTCTGGATCTTGCTCAAAGTCCTGAATGGCCTGGCGAACAAAGGTTAGCCGCTGCCAGCGATGAGACTGACGATATTGGTAAACACCATAGGTCAGGGCCAGGGCGCTTAACAGAATGCCCAGGGCAAAGGCAGCCTGAGCACTGAGAAAAATCACTTCGGGGGCCAGGAGTCCCTCAGGGGGCTGAGACGATGGGACCCCTTCAGCGGCTGTTTCGGTCTCGGTCAGTGGCGTTGCGGCTGGGCTCACTGCCGTCTGTGCCACGGAAGGGTTGGGTTGGGCCAGACACAGGAGCGCACCCAGCGCTGATACCAAAACTGAGAATCGCATGCTGCCGTACCTGATGAACCGCGCCTAAAAGTATACCCTTTGTTCCGCTACCCTGGTGGGGCTGCAAAATGCTCTGAGCTGGGTGAGCACATCTCTGCCAGCGGTCCAGGTTACTTTCATCGGTACCGGCGTCGTCAATATCGCCTGTTCACGCCTGGTTTTTGTTGCCGGCGGCCAGCTGGAACAGTGTAAGACCGAGTTGGTCGGCAAATAGAAGCTGTTTAGAACCAACACCCCCACAACGTGCAACCGTAGGGCATATCGCCACGGCTTCCGCCTGAATCTGCGTTCATTTCTCTTGTTTCTATTACACCCTTGGTAGGGGTCCCTGAGGAGGATGCAGTGACTATACCGGAGCGAATGGCTGTTGTTGAGGCCTCTGGCGCGGCTACGGTTGCACTGGCAGATGCAAGACCGGCAAACACGATGATGGCAGCCAGGGGGGTAGCGAAGGGTTGAGAGCGCATGGGGATTCTCCTTGTAATGATGCAGGTTGAGAACAGACAGGACGTTGGTGCGTTTGTCGATGCCCTAATTCTGCCGGGTTTGCATGGTCGGAGACGAGCGTGATCTCACCATGAGTGCTTTCTACAGCAGCCCTCAACCCTGGATAACAATTTTATAAAGTAGCGATGGTATGCTCAGGCATAGGGGCTGATTTGACTGCCAGTGTTCAAATCTATGAGCAAACGATGGGGCAGGTAGCCGTGGCAGCAGCCGTTGTGCGTGAGTTGTATCCGTAAACGCTCGGAGATCTCGGGTACCGATAGGACGGAATCTTAATGCGCTGCCTGATCTGGAGGTTATTCCACCATTAGCCGCTGCCGGGCGATGTCCTGGTCCCGCTGAATCGCTACCTGCAGTTCGGAAATTTCGCTCAGCTGCTGCTTCAGCTGCTCAGCCTTTTTGCGGACGTCGACTTTACGATGCAGGGCTGCTCGGGCCAGATCTTCGCGGCCTTTGGCCAGGGCTTTCTGGGCTACGCGCTGCCAGGTGTCCAGGTCTTTCTGGGCTTGCCGGTAATCGGGGAGTAGGGAGTTGGTTGCGATCGCAAGGTTATCCAGGGCATTTTGGAATAGCGTCAGAGCGGCTACGGGGGATTCCTCCCGGGCTGCCTGGCCCGCTAGTGTGCTCGCCTGAGGCAGTTTAACCTGCTCCAGACGCAGCCCAAAGTTATTCAGCTGTTCGCTTTCGTTTTGTCCGGTCTTACACCAGAGGGCAAAATGCTCGCAATTATTAAAAAACAAATCGTAGCGCTGTTCCCCCAGGCGACTCTCGGCTCGTGCGATCACCACATCGGCAATAAAGGCCACCGGCTGGGCCTGAGTATAAACCGCACTACCGCGGGAAAAGGCCTCCCAGCGGGTGCGGGTGATCGTCGGCTCACCGACCTTGCGATAATGAATGACGCTACCGTCTCCGCAGTCAATGCCGTGGTGCTCATAGGGAATTCCCATAAACTCCCGCATCGCATAGATTTGATCGCCGCGCGCCATGGCTGCTCCTGGTTTTCTCCAGTCTAGGTTAGCGCGTTTTGGGGAGGTGATTAAGTAGGTTAACTCAATTAATTATAAGACGGTCCAGAGCGTACCCTCCCCGTTCGCTGCGATCGATCATGCCATCGACTATGGCTTCCATCAATTCG